AATTTAATGCCGAGAAAGAAAAAAGCTAGTAATAGATATTGGACTAAAGTAACTGAATATTCTGTTGCTGCGTATAATCGTTCTAATGATAATCAAATATTAAAAGAAAAGATATATAGACGATTTATTTATCCTGCTTTTATGAAATTATCAGAAAATCTAATTAATAAAATGAAATGTGATTATATCGATTCATCTTTTAAAGATTTACAAACTGATTTAGTTACTTATTTAACAATGCGATTAGATAAATTTAATCCTTCTGCAGGTAAAGCATATTCATATTATACAAGAACTTCATTTAATTATTTGATTGCGGAAAATCAAAAAGGATATTCAAAATTAAAAAAAGAGTCTGAACCTATAGACATCGACGAAGAAAGAAATATACCAACAGAAATGCATAATATGGAAATGCAAGAACTTTTAAAGTATTTTATGAATGCATATGTTGAATACTGTTATGATAATATAAATAGAATATTTACAAATCAGTCTGATATCCACGTAGCTGATTCAATATTACATTTATTTGAGAATCGTGAAAACATAGAGCAGTATAATAAAAAAGCATTATACGTGTTTATACGTGAGCGTACGGGCCTACAAACTAATAATATTACCAAGGTAATTAAAGTATTAAAACAAATATATACAACTAAATTCAAAGAATATGAACAAAATCAATTCGTGAATTTACCCTTTTAATATTTATATTTAAAAGGATCATATAATGGATATTAAAGAAGAATTGTTTAAAGGAGTCAGTTTTTCTGATTTAATGTCAAATGTTTATCATAATTCTAAAAAGAAAGATAGGCAAATAAATCAGTTAATAGCTCAATTACAGCCATTAATAAGAAGTGCATCAGATGCTACTATAATAGTTCCTTTAATTAAAGAATATTTAGATGTAGCAGTAAAAAATGATGATCATATAGTTAAATTAACTGCTATTACTCAACGTTATATTTCAACTACTCAAACTATTTCTGGAGAATCATCTTTATTAAGTGAAGATGAAAAGAAAGAATTATTAGGAATGGCATCTAAAGATTTTGAAGATGAATTAACTGAAGAAATAGAAAAAATAGATGCTGAAGATAAGGAACTTCAAGAAAAAATTCAAAAAGCTAAAGATTTAGTAAATGGAGAAAAATAATGCCTAGGCCATTTAGAGTTGTATTTGAAATTGCCGAAGTAATTGATGTTGAACAATTACGTACTGGAGAAAATCAAGAAAATCTATATTCTGTTTCAGCTGAAATATATAATACTAGTACAGTACAACATGATGTTCAAGTTAGACCAGCTTCAATTAACATGCAAACTCCGCCTACAATAGGAGAAATAATTTTAATATTCAATGGACCAAATCAATATAGTGGTCGTAATAATGTAGAATTACAATGGTATTATTTATGTACATTACCAATACAATCTTCTATTTATAAAAATGTTTTACCTAGTATAGATAAGTCAAATGTAAATGAAAATGTATTACCAACAAAAACAATAAATCCATTACAATTATTTTCTGGAGATACATTAATTCAAGGAAGATTTGGAAATTCTATACGTTTAGGAAGTTCATCAATACGGAATGATATAGCACAAACTTCTATTATGCCAACATGGGTTGGAAATAATTCTACTAGTAAGCTAAATTCTGATCCTATTATTATATTATCAAATACATCTAAACATTCTAGCAATAATCAAGATCCATATGGAAGAAAATATACGGTTGAAAATTTCGATACTGATGCATCTTCTTTATATTTAACAACAACACAACAATTAACTACATTAAAATTAAATAAAAATACCAATAAATCAGGCGGATATTTAAATTATAATAAATCGCAATTAATTGGTACAGCTGATAGAATTACATTAACTTCAAAATCAAATAATATAATATTAGATTCTTCTAATAGAATAAGTTTAAATGCAAATGAAATATTACTAGGAGACGAAAGTGCTGCAGAACCAATGGTTCACGGAAAAGAATTAGTTGAAATATTAACACTGATAATGAATTCGATTCAAGCCGGTTCATTTGGTAGTGGAGGAATATATTCACTTCCAGCAGATAATCCATCAATTGATACAGCTAGAAAAAAATTAGCAAAATTAACAAGTACAAAATACTTTATGAAAAAATAAAAGAAAGTTATAATTATGCCAGTAACATTTCCGTTAAATAAAATACCTGAAATACCTCCTAGATTAACTTCAATCGCAGTTGATACAATAGTAGATTTTTTAAATAAAATTATTGAAAAATTATTAACATTAGTTGATGAAGCTACAAAATTAGAAGATAATTGTGCATGTGATGATCCTAGAATACAAGATTTAAAAAACTCATTAGAAGATGTAATGGAATTAATTAAAAAGTTACAAGAGTTAATACCAAAAATTCAAGAAATGATTAATTTATTTAAAACATTGTCTGATATTGCTACAACTGTAAAATCTACTTTATATTTAGTACCAGTAGTAGGACAAGCAATAGCTGGAGCAGATTTAAGTATGGTACAAACAATGACAATAGAAAATGCAAAAAAATCTTTAGAACAATTACAAACAATTCCATCTAGATTAAATATTGGAATTGATTTAGCAGTTCAAGAATTAACAAAAGTAGCTAATCGATTAGCAGAAGCATGTAGTGGAGCAGAAGATATTAATAATGATGTTTTAAACGTACCACAACAAGTAAAAGACTCAATTGATAATTTTAATCGAGATAATAACTTTTATAACGATCAATTATCAAGTGATTTTTATCAATTGAAAAATGTATCTGTTGATGATCTAGATCTAAGAGCAGATTCAATACGTGAATTAATTGATCAACAACGTGATTTATTAACATCATTACAAGAAGCTCCTTCGAAAGTTTTATCTGGAGCCGGTCCGCCTATTAATGATATTGGTAAATCAGGAGATTATTATGTAGATATATCTTCAAATCAAGTTTATGGACCAAAATTAAATACAGGTTGGGCGTAAATTTATATGTTTAATATTTATAATAAAAAGAAATTATCATGAAACAAGAAAAATTTATTAATGTACTAAAAAAAGTTATAAACGAAGAAGTTAGATCTGTTATTAAACAGGAATTAACTGAAATATTAAAATCAGGATTACAATCAACAGTTAATGAATTACAAGAAACAAAACAAGAAGTAATTGAAAATCCAGTTAAAAAAACAATTTCAAATAATAATCTAAAATTTAAAAAAACAAAATTTTCTGATATATTAAATGAAACTAATAAATTAACTGAAACAAAATCTTCAAGTGATTATGCATCATTGATGTCAGAAGATATTATAATGACTTCTAAAGATGCACAAGGATTTAATTTTAATAGACAAACAGTATCTAATTCAATCATTAATGATCCAGAAACAGGAAAAACAATGAAAGTAGATCCTGTTGTTGCAAAAGCAATGACTCGAGATTATTCTGCTTTAATGAAAGCAATTGATAAGAAAAAAACAAATGGCATATCGGCTTGAAAATAAAGAAATACTAATTAACTCTGATATAGTTATTGGATTAAAATTTCCATTTAATGGAAAAAAAATATTTAATGCTACATTTACTACATTAGAACAGGCAAATAGTAATATTAAAAATTTGCTATTAACTGGACGAGGCGAGCGTTATTTATTACATCAATTTGGTACATCATTAAAATATCTTTTATTTGAACAACAAACAGACGAATTAAAAGTTGCTATTGATGCAGAAATTAGATCAGCTGTTAATAGATGGTTACCATATATTGATATAAGTAATATAACTTGTGATTTTAATACACCAGAAGAATCATCAATACGTATAAATATATCATATACAGTTTCCAATATTGGAGCAGAACAGTCGTTAACAATATCATCACAAGATGCTAATACTATAACAATTGAATCTTAAAGGAAACTAAATAATGAATGTAGTAAAAGACGTAAAATATTTAAATAAAGATTTTAATCAGTTTAGAAAAAACTTAATAGAATTTACAAAACAGTATTTTCCTAATCAATATACTGATTTTAATGAATCATCGCCTGGAATGATATTTTTAGAACTAGCTGCGTATGTTGGTGATGTGTTATCATTTTATACTGATACAAATTTAAAAGAATCTATATTAAATCAAGCTCAAGAACGTGGAAATATTATAAATTTATCTAACATGTTAGGATATAAACCATTGAATTCTGTTTCATCTCATGTTAACTTAAATGTATTTCAATTAATACCAGCAAAAGGGTCAGGTGCATCTAATCAGCCAAATTATGATTTTGCAGTATCAATAGCTCCAGGAATGAGAGTTAAACAAGAAAATGGACCTGCAGAGTTTAGAACTTTAGACGTAGTAGATTTTAATTTATCTTCATCTTTCAGCCCTACAGAAGTTACAATATATGAAATTGATTCAACTACAGATGAGCCAGTATATTATTTATTAAAGAAACAAGTACAGGCTGTATCCGGGACTATTAAATCAAAGAATTTTATATTTGAATCACCAAAACAATATGATAAAATAGTTTTACCAGATGAAAATATAATAGAAATAGTTTCTGTTAAAGAATCTGATGGAGATATATGGACAGAAGTTCCATATTTAGCTCAAGATACTGTATTTGAAGAAGTATTAAATGTAAAAGAAAATGACCCAGAAACGTATCAATATCGTGATTCTTCTCCATATCTTTTAAAAATGAAGAAAGTAGCTAAAAGATTTATATCTAGATTAAGATCAGACGGAAAAATAGAATTACAATTTGGAGCAGGCGTAAGTAGTAATAATGATGAAGAAATTATTCCTAATCCAGCTAATGTAGGGAACGGATTGCAGCAATTAAGAAAAAATGTAAATGTAGATATAGATCCTTCGAATTTTTTATATACAAAAGCTTATGGTGAAGCTCCTTCAAATACAACATTAACTGTTACATATACTATAGGAAATGGTATATCAGATAATATTGAAAGTAATACAATTAAAAAAATTGATCTTATTGAATTTAATGATGATCCAAATTCAACAGCTTCACAATCATTAATGAATTTTGTTAAATCTAGTGTTACTATTAATAATGACACTCCAGCTCGTGGAGGTA